AGTTCTCGATAAAAAAAACACGGGTCTTACTATTATCAAGCCAAAGTTGCCATAGCGACTGCGTACATCCCAATCTTTCCAGTCCTCTGATAAGTCTTTCCCTGAACGTCACGTGCGAGATTCCAAGAAAGCTAGCCAGTTCCCTGTTGCTTGGCCGCTGCGTTTCATACCTCAAACCCATCTTTGAATTGGTAATCTGCCGATACTCTGAATTGTCCATATACCGCCAGAATACAGCTTCTCTTTGTTTGACTGTTAGCTGACCAAGTAGCCGGTTTAATTTTCGTATTGTCTCAATATATATTGCTTTCTCGTTGTCTCCGGCATACCTTCGCTCGCTCTTTGGGAATGGATTGCAACTGAACGATGGGAAGCTGTTCTCAACGTCGATATTTCCATTTCTGAAGCCGAGAGTTACGGGTATATCGAGAACTTTCTGCCACAGGACGGCATACCTGCGAAGAAGAAAGAACAGGTCGTGTTCCGAGTGTTCGTTATTCAGAAACCTAACGCACACCAGCAACATCATGCCTATTGGCCTGCCTCAGTTGCATTTTGAGCTTGGTGTTTTCAATCCTCAACTGCTCGGTTTTTCCTTCCGCAATACTCTCGACTTCAGATATGCGACCCACTGTCAACAAAGCACAGAAAAAATAGCCAGCAGCCGCTCCGGCGAAAAGCCCAACAAAAAACAACATGCAAACCTCCTTATGGCAACACGCCTATCAACTCGTAGTTTCTAATGTTCTTTCCGAGCTGCTTTTTGGCGATTAGTTGAGCCTCATACTTTGAGGCGGCTTCAATCTGCCTTCTCTCTTCCTTCTTCGTTGACTTGTTGACTAGCACTACCGTCATTCTTGGCATTCTCTTTCCTCCCTTTAGATGACTGAAGAGCCTTTTCTCTCTTTTCCTGGAACTCCTTTATCGCTTTTTCGTGGTGAGAGATTATCAAATCGAGAGCTGGAACTACGTTTGAAAACAAATCTGATTCATAGAAAGAACCGTCAATGGCAGAGTCCAGCCACTTTATGGTGATGTCCACCTTGCTGTTTTCTCGAAAGTTTAGACCGATGACCCTGCCTCGTACAAGAAACCCTTTCGAGGCTGCTTCTTTCAGATAGACCATGTCGCCTATTACATATGGCGATTTAATGGTCTTTAGTTCTGGAACGACTTCTGTTTTCATTCTTCTACCTCCTAGAACGGGATGCTGTCATCGTCGGTGGCTGCCGTGTCGCTCCCGAAGAACATAATATCATCGTCTTCATGTCGTTCCTTCAGTCCTTGCTCAACATTCTCGGTTTGCCCCTTCCCCAAGAATTTTACATTCGTAGCGATGATTTTGACCTTTGACCTCTTCTGCCCTTCGTGTTCCCATCTGTCCTGTTTCAAGTAGCCCTCGACCAACACCGGACTGCCTTTCGTGAGATACTCGGCTACGAGCGAGGCAGTCTTGTCGAAAGCGATACAGTCGAAGAAACTAGCTTCGTCGTCTTTCCTGCCGTTGACAGCCAGGGAAAATATCGTCATCTGCATTCCGGATTGTGCGAACTTGGTTTCAGGGTCTCGGACTAGATGGCCTGTCAGAATTACTTTGTTAAAGTCCATATCGACCCTCCTTAATGGTTTTATAGAATTCCGTCAGAGCCTTCGACAGTTTTTCACAGCTCTCGACAACATCATCACAAAAAATCTTAGTAGCATCGTTGAACTTTCTCGTGGCCCGTCTGATGTTGCTTTCGAGTTTTAGAATCATCTCCGTCTTGCCCTCTTCGAAGCTGATGCTGGCAACTGTTCCTGATACATTCCCAATTGTGTTTCCATCAATCACTTCAAGGGTTATCTCGTTTCCACATATTGGCAACTCGGTGTAAGCGTTGCCAATATAACGGTCGTCGAGATAGACATCCGCGCAGAACATATTCCTTGCTTCCATATCCACGCACCTCCTTATAGAGTTTTTCTTATTTCCCTTATTTCGCTCAGCAAAAATGTAGCTCCAATTGCTAAATAATGCTTAAGCTCTTCCAGTTCCTCTTTTTGCTTAGCATCAAGGTGATAATCCGGGTGCATTTCCCCCGCATCGATACGAATAAGCTCATCAAATTTCGCCCACTTGAACTCCAACAATGCCAAATCGTTTTCTGTGTGACTAAAATGTCTCCTTGCACGCCAGACAGTTATACGATTGCCTAACAGCATTCCGCAAAGTACAAAAATAGCAGCCAACCATGTGATTAGTTCAATATCAGTCATCTTTCTACCTCCTTCACGAGTTCCTGATTCTCGTAGATGTTTCCTATCACTAAAAGCGGTTCATAGTCAACAGAGACATACGACATATCTCCGTAGTGACCTACCTGGAAAGCACCGTTTTCCCAGAAAACCAAAGAAGCCAATGCGCCACTTGGGAGTACCACGTCTCCTTCGTAAATATCTTTACCGTCGCAGTCTTTTACTCCTGTCGACTGCATGAGAACATAGTGTGCAAGAAAGAAGTGCATAATACCGCCTATTTTGGCCCTGATGCTGTATAGCTTACCGTCAACAAATTCAAGTCCTTCAACATCAACCATTTTCTTTTCTTTCTTCAGCCACGCTCTAAATTTTGGTATCATTTCTCAACCTCCTCTTTTGACTTTCTAATCTTCCAGATTTCATCTTTTGTGTCTTTTAGAAGCAAAGCAATCATAACGAGCAGCAAGTTAACTGCAAGTCCCGTCATCCATGCACCTCCTTCTCCTTGATACTAAAGTTAACGTCTGCCTCTAATTTCAGGAACGCTCCATACTTATTGTTGAAGCGGTCTAGCAGGTCCCCAAGCTCAATAAGAAAATCCGAGGCTATATCCTCAAGTTCTTCTTCAAATCCAGGAATATCTTTCTTGAATTCGTCAAGAAGAGGACCTTCGATTTTCTCCTTGCCCTTCTGTAAACCACTGATGACATACTGCAATGAAAACACTGGTTCTATTGCGGTCTTTTTTATATAGTCCATAGGGTCATACATTTTTTCTACCTCCTTCGCTACAACTCATACTTTCCGTTTCTGAGTCCGGAACTGCCGAAGCCGTTCTCTCCGCGTTCGGTATTGGCATCCGGTATCCCCTGGACGAGTTCAAGAGTCTCGTCTATCTTGATGCACACGAGCTGGGCGATCCTGTCACCTTTTCTGAATCTGAGAACGTTGTCACCGAAGTTTGCCATTTGAACCATGATTTCGCCGCGATAGATTCTGTCGATTACCCCGCCCATAATCATGATTCCGAACTTTGCCAGCCCTGAACGGCCTAGAACTTGAGCGTAGTGGCCCGGCGAGAGTTCAGCTCGCACTCCCGTCGGTATAACCCTGAAGTGTTTCGGCATAATTGTAAAGTTTTCCGCAGCTTTGATGTCAACGCCAGCGTCACCGTCGTATGCGCGTTCTGGCTTGAGTTCGTAGTCAATGTAGAACAGTCTCATTTCTTCTCCTCCCCTCCGAGTACCAACCAGTCCGGATCAGTCTTGCGAACTTTCATATACGCGTCGTGCAGACTTTCGGCTTCGATTTCTTTGAAGCGCACTTTTGCGCCGTTCTTGAGTTTGATGATGTATGTCACGCCACACCCTCCTTTCTCGGCGAAGGTTCTTTTTCAGTTCCAACCTCTTCAAAAGAAGAGCTAGTTTTTCTTCTTCATTGTTGGCAGTTGAAATAAGACTGTCAATTTCCTTTATTTCTTGTTCGACATCATAGCGTCTAGCGTAGAATTCCCCAGATTTCATGACTGTTTTCGCTATTTCTAAACCAAAGTCGTCTAATTCTTCTAATTGTTCTATGAAATTTGCTGCTACTTTGGGAGAAAAAGTATCTGAGTCCTTTATTGCCTGTCTGACTTGTGAAGGTTCAAATTTCTCGATAATATGCAACAAATCTTGTATGTGTTCCGGGTACTCGGAGGTTCGCTTTCTGAGCAATTCAATCGCTCTGGCTTTCAACTCTGGATGATACAAAGCAACACAAAGCAAATCCTTATTGAATGGCAAAATAATCGCGTCCTCTTTGGGTTCTTCGATTGGTACACCATTGAGAGCTTCGAAGTAATTAGAACTAAAGAAAGCACTATCGATTTCCCGAAAGTTTTTTTCCTTGTTTTCATAACCACAGCAAAGACATTTGCAACCACCTAGGGAATTTATAAAGAAAAACTTACAGCACTTTTCACACTTTACCAAGCCCAAATAGCCAAAGCCCTTTTTCTCATCGGCATAGACCAACGCCAGATCTATTCCGACCTTTGGGCCTCCGACAAAGACCCTATCTAACTCGTCTTTTTTCTCTTTTCTGATAGCTATGGCTAGCGCGAACAGCTTTTCTTTGTCAAGTTCTTCCATAACTCCCTTGACTTCAAAGAAAGAATCCATCTCTGGGAGATAAAAGTCCGGCAAATATTTTATCGTTGAATCCTTCCGAGGCAATTCGTATCCTTCGGGTTCATACTCCCATTTGATGTCGTGGTTATCAAACCAACGAGCCCATTGAGACTCTAGGCGGCTCCTGAACTTAATCCCTTTGTATTCAGTGGGAATTGAATACTTTCTAAGATCCATCATGCCCCTCCTTGTATTTTCTTCTTCCTGTAATCATTTCCGGTCAGAAGAACTCCGTCACACATATCCATGATTCGCGAGACGGTCCTCTGGGAGACGTTTGCCTCTAGCTCTTCGAGACTGTCGTTCGTGGTGATAACCGTTGGTTTCATCTCGGAATATCTCTTATTAATCACCAGATACAATTGTTCTTTTACCCAATCGGTAACCTTTTCAGCTCCGAGATCGTCAAGTATTAGCAGATCGGCCTCCTCGATCATCTTCAACGGAGAGTCCGAGGACCTTGTATTGAATCCTGCGCGGATCTCCGATAGAAGAGCCGGGACCTCAACAAAGCGGTAATTCCATGTATCCCTTTTCTTCAGGCCCTCCCGGACAATAGCCGCTGCTAGATGCGTCTTTCCCGTACCCACCGGACCAGATATGAGAAGTCCCCTCTCGCCTGGGAGACTATGAACGAAGTTTTGAATCTTCTTGACCGCGGCCTTCTGTTCCTTTGTTGTGGGACGATAATTATCAAAAGTGCAACCCCAGAATCTCTTGCCCAAACCCGATAGTTCGAGTAGTCTCTTCGTCATTGCTTCTTCGAACATCTCACAGTGGCGCATTATGAGTTTCCCATTCTCGGCGGCTGGAATCTGACCTTTCCTCGGGGAATGCTTAGAACACAGAGCCCCATTCACACAACGCGCACAATCCACCAACCGTCTCTCAAAGAAACTTAGTTGTGGAATTCCGGCTGCTAAAATTTCTTCCGTGTCGAGCCCAAGTTCAGCCACTTTCACCAGGTTCATCTGTCGCAAAAAAACCGCCGTACTTTCCGCCCGTGTAATGTTCTCGATCAGGTCTTTCTGAGTCCGAACTTGTTTTGCTTCTATTTCCTGAAGAACATTTTCTAGCAGTTCCATTGCCGCCTCCTTTGTATAGGTTTCTTGCACTTTCGAGATCAAGAAACTTTTCGATATGAGTTTCCATGAAGATGTAGCACTGCCAGCGCGTATCTAGCAACAATGCGTTGTCGGTCAATATCTTGAAGTAGTTGTGAACCGCTCTCATCACAGCTTCTTCGCCGTGTTGTGCAACAGCTTTGAGAATTGTTTTTTCGGTTTTTTCTCGGTTCACAGGTATTCTGGAGATTTGATACTGGTTCCACAGAAGAATTACTTTTTCGACCGCAGGTATATATATATTAAGATCTTTCTTTAGATCTAGATCTAGATCTAGTTCTAGGTGCGTTACATGGGGGGTATTTGCGTTACATGTAGCGTTACCAGTAACGTTACTCGCTAGTTCTTTCTGTTTCTCTCGATGACGCTGTACTCTTCTTCTAGTCTGCTCTTTAATTCTTTCTAACCCTTGAATGTTTTGGTGTTTTTCCCAGTTGAGAATAATCAAACCATTGTCATCAATCTCTATCATCTCGAAATCTTTCATTGTTTTGAGTGCTAGTTCAACAGAAGAAACTGGAACATTTGCAATCATCGAAAGCATCTGAGAAGTATAAGGAACGCCTGGCTTGAAATATATAAGCCCACCGTCATTTATTTTGCCTGCCAGAACCAAAAGAAACAGCCAAAGCGTGAAGAGAGAATCGCCATTTGGCATGCCCCTTAGAAAAACGATTTTCTCATCAGAGAATATCTCGGTGCTAATCTTGATCCATTTGACATCGCTCAATTCATCACTTCCTTCGAAAAAGCCCGCCCCTGTCTCCAGGAGCGGGTAATGCGGAACGGTTATACTGTCGCGTTCTGAACTTCTATCAGCCTGTTCTTCAACTTCGCATACAACTCGCGACACTGGGAGTACCTGAGCTGCTTTCTGGACTCGACACCGAAGAACTCTTGCAACAACTCGACTTTGATTTCATCAACGTTCGTCTCGGCTTCGTGCGCAAGCTGTTCGAACAGAGTGTCGGTTGACTTGATGATGTCGAGCCGTTTCTTTTCGGGCAACTCTTCGAGCATGGGATCTTCGGCTGGCTTGTCTTTCTTGGGTTGTTCTTTTGGGGTTTCGGCTGGCTTTTTCTTTGAACCTTCCAGCTGATAGGGCTTGCCTTTTTCTTTCGGTGCACCGTCGTCTTCTGGATCGTCACCCGTAGCGACTAGAAAGGTTTTCATCAGGAAGTATTTCACGCAGCCTGTGTAGGCTTTGTAGAAGCCCTTGTCCCCCTTGTCGGTGCCTTCGCCGAGAAAGATGGACTCGATGAACGAACCGTCGTCTGCATCAACTAGCCGGAACTGCATTTTCACCGTGCTGAGTATTCCTTCCTTGTTTTCTTTTGAATTTTCCTTTTCGGTTGGTGGTGTTTTCGTGGCTTCCAGAACCGTAGCTGTGAACACTACACCTTCTTCAGCAAGAATCGGCCTGATGTGGTCGGTCAGGTCGGCTTCGGTCACGTAGTCGTAGTTAAAGAACTTGTTCTTTCCGTTCTTTGGGACTCTCGAAATCTTCTGAAGCACCTTTGCCATCTTTTTGTAGATTCCTGGTTTCACTATCTGTTCGGGCATTTCATCCCCTCCATCTCATGTTTTCTCTGGCTGGTATGTACGTAAAGCCAACCAGCCCTCTGTCCAGCCACGGCCCGGGAATAAACGATATAGGCAGTTGCTTGCCACTTATTGCTGGCGTCGGTTCAGATTCTTTCTCGTAGTCTTTGGCCACTAGTACGTTGTGGCCTTGTTCTTGAAGCTCGCGGATTGTGGTTTCCGCTTCTTTCCAGCTGACACAAGTGACGAGACGGTTGCCCGCCTCGTCGAAAATGAATACTGGTTTCAAACAAATCACCTCTGTGATATACTTTTCTCGGAATGATTTTCTCAGCCGCTCTGGACAGCGGCTTTTTTCATGCGTTCACAGTCTGTCTGGCTGGCCTGGAGAACCGAAGAATAACACCCTTGTGCAGCCACTCGACCGGAAGCCTGTTCTCAACCGCCCACAAGTAGTGTCTCTCGGCTTCGATGGGGCTGTTCCCCTCGTACACTGGATACCCGTTCACTTCAACAACAACCGCAGCTCTCTCTTCTGTCACGCTAATCTCCTCCTTGTATCAAATTTCGCTGGCAGTATCTCTGCCAGTACGGTTTGCGAGTTCACCCTGATGTTGACTGGCTCTCTGAAAGTTGCGCCAGTCAACACTCCGCATATCTTTCTAGCGCTTTCTTCAATGTCGGGCTGTTCCCGAATGTGCGCTGTCGCAAGAATGTTCATCGAGAGATTGAACAACCTCTCTATCTCTATCGGTTGCAGCTCGAACTTCAAGTATCTCGGCATATCGCCACTCTCCCTTCTCCTTCAGTTTCTCAACTGTCGAATACAGAGCTCTTCCGAGTCCTTCGAGCATTGCACGTGATTTCAATTCATCCTCCAGAAAAAGACGGCGCTGGACACATTCCAGCCGCCGTCGCGTAACGTCCTCTAACTAGATGCTCAGGGAAGCTCA